TCTCTTAATGCATCTCTTTCTGATTTTTGACTAGCTTGCATTTTAAAATCAAGTTGTGCTTGTTTTAAATACTTTTCAAAAATCTCATCAGAGTTAACTATCTTTAGGCCAGTTCCGCCCGTAGATTTTTTCACTACATATGACTTTCCACTACCTGGTCCCCCAGCTAGAAAGAATGCCTTAAATATGTTTGGGTCGTACAACCCCTCTTGTAAATCTGTGTAGCTCTTCATCGGCGTCTTTTTCTCTATAGTTATCTTTAATCTTATTTATATTAAGTTTTTCAGGTATCATCCTTGTTCTTGTTTGACTTAAAAATTTCATATTTTTAATTTTATTTTTAGCTTTATTTGTCATTCTGAAACTCCAGATTGTTGGTTAATTAAACATAATGTAAATTTACTATAGTTACCCTCCTTTATGAATAAAATTCTGATATTATACCTCTAGATTGAGCTTTAGGTTCTATTGCTAAATCTCTAGTTGGTAATTTTTTATTGATTGTATCTCTGACTAATGTCATTGCACAGCTATGTCTTTTTTCTGTAAAATCGAACATGTGTCTTAGTGACTTTATTAAATATCTGCCAGATAAGTATATGTCTTTATTTTCCCCACTATGTTGTGCACCTGTAACGGGTATAGTCATATCAACAATAGACCCTACATTTAATGTTGTTGTTCCGTGTACTTGTACTATTATACTCATTCCTTGTGTTAACTCCGCAAGTTTAGATTTTCTAGACATGATTGTCTTTGGTATAGTATTGGCAGTGTACGGATATGATTCAGTACTTGTATCATAGTGTTGTGCATCACTATTATTTATAATTGTTGATGTTGGATGAACATATCTCTTTGCATCTGTAAATGTAGAAACAGTATTATCAAACTCATCTAGTGGTACATCATTGTATATTGCAAAATTACTTTCTTCATAATTAACTCTATTATTTTCTTCAAAGTCAGCAATATAATCAAAATCATCATACTTATATTCTTTCCTGTATATATCATGAGTTATTGTATTTGATGCTAACATGCCAGTCACAACATTTAGTAACATATCATTACTACCTGTTATTTGAAATTGTAATACTCTTTTAAGTTCATCTTCAAGTGATACTTCACCACCCATATCAGATGCATTAAATTCTGCTGCAGCTTTTTGTGCATACAAACTATCTAAAGTTCTGAAATGAAAACCTAAAGTATTTTCATAAAACATATAATGTGGTGAATCATGTTTTTTTGATACAGCCTCTATTTTTAATTGATTGATTAATTTAAATGGATGTGTATATGGAGCTACCATTTTTTTTATACCTTTACTTTCTTCTAAAAATAATGTTTTTTTAGTATTAATATATTTTGCAGAAGATAATAAATCTTCAACAATACCATCAATACTATTTGTATAACTTTTAGAAACTCTTACTCTATTATCTCTTAATCCCTCTGGTGAAGAAAATGATAAAGAATAAACCATAGTACCAGGTCTTGGTGATGTTCTTGAATTAATTCTAGTAATTGTAAATACATGAGTGCTGTAATCTAAAGCAAATTCATCTAAACCTGGTGTTGTTAATTTAAATCCTAAAAACTCTTGACCAATAATAGGTGTTTCCATAATAACATTATTTGTATCAACAAGAGTAATATCACCAGTTAAACATGTTTTGTATAAATCCTCATATAAATTTAAACCTACAACAAGTCTTGATACATCCACAACAGTGCCTGATGAAGCAAATATTTTTACCTTATCAAATGTAAATTGACCTGCATACGAATAATTTGTTGACATTATATTACTGATTCGCTAATTAAGTTATTATATTCATCTGTAAATTGTGATATGTAACTAGGGTCTAACAATCTTATTTTTCTTTTAACATCTTGTTGCTCTTGTTCATACTCATAATTGGTAATTAAAGTTGCAGATGGGTAATCTGTATTGTCTGTACCAATATCAATTTTCTTTTTAGTATTACCAGAAGTTTGAGATATTTCATAGTGATGAACAGCATCTACATTATCATACTTGTCATTTACAAACTGTAAAAATTGTGCCTCAGTCATTGGCCAACCATGATATCTATCTGTAATATTATTAATCATCATAATTACCCAATGTAATTCAGCATTATCATATAGTTTAAATGCTATAGATTCTGGTGTTTCACCATTTTTAACATCATAGGTATCATATAACATAGTATTAGCTTTTACTTTTGCTCTTATACCTACACGCCTAAGTAAATTTTTTACACTTTTAAATTCACCTGTGCCTTTAGAATCATATGGTATTGTTGGAAATTGTTTAAAATACATATTAGAAACCCTCCTCTACTCTTTCTCTTGTAATGAGTTCTATCTCTTGGAATGATAATGTTATTTCTGTTTCAACAGGTGGAGCACCATCTGCATTACCATCATATGTTGTGTATTTAGAACCACCATAAGATACATCCATACCTGATAGATAACAAGTTGATATTTTATGTAAATAATTATTTTCTTGATTTATATACATATATTGTATATCAAATGTGCTTGGTACTTTTAATTTCCTACCTGATTTATCATCTGTACCTAATTCAGGTAACATATGAAATTTAAATGCATATATTATTTCTGCAATTTCATCAGCTTCGTCTTTACTTCTAGGCATCATTTTAAATGTATATTCAAAAGTTCTTTTATCTATACCTTTAAATGCTAATTCCATTCTGTCTGAAATAATCTCACCATTTTTCATTTCCAGTTGTTCTATTATCCCACCACCAAGTTCTCTTGCCACTGCTCTTACTGATGACTCAGCACCCTGAGTAACTGCAGCTGTTATTGATTCTCTTACTTTTTCGTCAGTTACACTTTTACCACTCTCAATTTTTGACATTGCCTCTATAGCATTACCAGCAAATGCACCTATGGATGTATCTGTATAGTTTGACTTGTAAGAGGTTTTTACTGTTGGTGGCATATACATAGCTATTGCTGTGTCTAATCTTTTTGTTGGTTTTCTTTCGAATGCTACTGTTTGGTCTTTCTGTGACCTAATTTGATGTTTCTTTTCTGTTTTAATTCTTCCTTTAGTACCAATTCCAAATCCACCTATATTATCAGTTAGTCCACCTAATAACATATTTGATATTTTATTTGGGGAAAATAAATCTTTAAAACTTTGTGCTTTTGTATCAAAAATTTTAGTTATACCCTTTAGTTTTCTTTTTACGGTTTCGCCTGATATATTTTCTAAACCCATATCTTGTGCATTTGCTTCAGAAGCATATCCACCGCCAAATTTTAGTTTAGCAGCTGAATTTTCATTGATGAAAAACATAATATAGTGTCCATGATTACCTATACCTGGGTCTGCACCCACATCTAAAGGAAAAGATAACATCTTTGTAGCTTGTTTACTACGATTAATTGGTGCAGTTTCAGATGAATCACCTATACCCATATCACCACGAACAACACTACCAATGTTACCAGCAACCCTTCTTAGATTTTTTCCTAGTATACCTGTGACGGCTGACTTGCCTTGTCTTTTTAATACATCTATTGACATGTATAAATAGTCCTATATTGATTTAAAGTATTTATAACGATTATGACATATAAAGGAAAGTTTAAACCTAAATATCCTGCCAAGTATAAAGGCGATGTTAAAGACATTGTTTATCGTTCCTCATGGGAACTTAAAATGATGAAATACTGTGATACTACTAAGTCCATTGTTGAGTGGGGTAGTGAAGAAATAGTGATACCCTACGTGTCGCCTTGGGATGGTCGTTATCATAGATATTTTCCTGATTTCTATGTCAAAGTTCGTGATAAAAATAGTAATATAAAAAAGTATGTTATTGAAGTTAAACCTAAACATCAATGTTCACCACCAGAAAGGAATCCTAAGAGAAGAACAGGTGTTTGGTATAATAAAGTCAAAACATGGGGTATAAACAAGGCCAAATGGAAGTCTGCAACTGAATTTTGTCTAGACCATGATATGGAATTCAAGATACTAACAGAAGACCATTTAAATCCTAGTTAAGCAGGATTGTAAAATGGATTCATTCCGTTGTCGTGAACATTAATATCACCACCTTTCATTTCTGCATAACTATCACCACCCTTATTAATAATATTGTTATTAGTAACATTTGTAAAGGTACCACCCATCATGTCTCCACTACTTATTTTATCTTCACCTGGTGCTAGCACTCTCTTTTCTTTTCTTGCAACGAATTGTGCAGAGTCATTTTCAGCAGCAGCACCTGCTGCAGCAATATTACCTAAGTCTGCTGGTTTAGCAGCTGCTCCTGAGCTTGCTCCTGAGCTCATAACTTCTTCAAAAGCTTTATTAAATGATTTACTAGCACTAAAAGGACTTGTTAATGCAGCCAAAGCACCTGCTCCAATTGCTTTAAATAATAATCCAATACTAGATAAACCCTCTGTTATAAAAGCACCAATTTCATCAAAGAAGTCCATAATACCACCAACAAAGCTCATCACATCAAATTCTTCTATTGCTTTAATTATTGGGTCCATTAAGTCTGGGAAACCAAAAAATCCTAATACTGAATCTATGACATTTACAACATCTAAAAGTATGTTTTTAATGCCTTGAGTAAATCCAGCTAGTATTCCACCAAAGAATCCAAACTGTTCATTTGCCTCACCAAAAGATTCTTGAAACCCTTGAAATATTCTTACAACAGCATAAGCTATTGCAGCAATAGCAGCACCGATGGCAATAAATGGTGCTAAAGGAGCAAGCATCGCACCAAAAGAAACAAGTAATCCTTTAAAAGCCATTGCCATACTAATCAACATAGCTTTACCTTGTAATAATAATCCTGCAGCCATTAGTTTTAATCTGGGTATTATAGTAGCCCTCAAGAAACCTGCTTTCCCAAATAAAAATTTGAATGCAACACCTAACGCATCTACAACTTTAGTATATGCACTTTTGGCCATACTTTTTAATTTTCCTGCATGTTTTTTTAAAGTACCCTTTTTCCCAAATATATTGTCGTAGTTTGTTCCCATTGCCATTATAGAATTTTTCATACCAGAACCCATTTTAAGCATGAATGCTAATGACGCAGCAACAGCAGCTGCAAGTCCTAAGGTAGCGAAATTCATCCCAAGCTCAGTCTCTCCTGTAAATATACCAATAAACTCTGTTATAAAATCTACAAGACTTTCAACGCCTGCTTTAAATGTATCTGATTGCATAAAAGCTAATAGTGCAAATATACCAAGACCTTTTAGAAGTAGTCCACCACCAGCTTTCATTTTTCCATATATGTTCTCTGCAAGGTCACCTAAACCACTACCTATTTTTTCAAGCAAATCAAAATTTAGTTTTGCTCTTTTCTTTTTTTCTTTCTTGTCCATTTTATCAAGTATTTTTTGATTTGCAATAACTTTTGGTGCATCTTCTCCAGCGATTGATGTATCTTCTTCTATTTGTTTTTGAAGTGCTAACATTTTAGCATCCATATCTGCTCTTCTTCCAGCTTCTTTTTCAGATAATCCAGATGCTTTAGCAGCCATTTCATTTCTTCTTTTTAACACTACCTCTATAGATTTACTTTTGTCGATTCCTTCATCATTTTGTTTATTAAGTTTTTCAAGTAACTCAACTACATTTGGGAAAGTTTTTTCTGTGCTTTTCTTTTCATCTGCCATTATTTTTTACTCGTTCCTGTGTATAGTCCAAACCAAGCAGCACCAGCACCAACAACAATACTGACTAAACCAGATTGTTCCATTGTGGGGGATAATAAGTCCATGTACCATATGACTACTTTGTAGAGTAATATGATGTATACTGTTAAAAATGTTCTAGGAAATATTCTCCATGCATCCACAGCTCTTGCCATGTCTATCCATGATTGATATTTATTTTTACTGGAATCAACAACATTAGTGTCTACTTCTAGTTCTATATTTATTTTCTTTGTTTCAGTCATATCTTCTGGTTTATTGTAATATGATAATTTTGGTTTATCAGCCATTATTCCTTTTCCTATTTTCTTTTTCTATTCTTTCGTTTTCTTCCTTTATATGATTAGATAACAATCCCATGTATATTTCTCTTTCCCATGGCATCATATTCTCTAACTCTGTCAAAGAGTATTTATGATGTTGCATGAGTGCAAAATTACTTTTATAGTAATTAGTTAGGCTCTCGTGAGAGAGCCCTATGCTAAAAAACTTCTTAGGCCCTCTATTGGTACTTCACTTTTTACTTTAGTATTAGGATTTTCAACTTCAACAACATATCTTATTTTTGGCATTGTTTCAAAGAATTTCATTACATTTTGAAATTGCTCAGTATTTAAGTTATCAATAAAATCTGTTAATTCTTTGTCACTTATATCTGTTTTCTGATATATTGTGTCATCCCAAGATATGGTTTCTAGACAATCTTTAACAATCGTAAATGCAATTTCTGTTGTTGATGCATTATTGTATGTAGCATAAGATGAAAGTAAAGGATAATTAAAAGTAATTTTAACACCATCGGTTACATTTACTTCATTCGAATGGTCATCAAAAACAGACACTTTAATTTCACTTATAGGTATATCTTTTGATACTATAGTTTTTTCATCATCTGGGCAAGTAATATTCACAGATATAGTTTCACCAACTGATTTACTTCTTATTTGTAAAAACACATACTCTGCGTCAAACAAAGGACATGTTGTTGGGTCTATTTTATTGAATGTACAGTCACGAATTAATTGTTTCATAGCATCAAGTAATTCTGTTTCATTTTCAGATTCTTGTGCCATTATCATCCTTTTTTGTTCTTTAACCAAGAACGGTCTATACTTTATTTCTTCATCTGTTGAAGGTATCGTTAAAGTATAAACTGGTGTTTCAAGTTTAGGTAAAGCCATAATTTTTCACTCCTTAATTATAATTTTCTTAATACTTTTGGTATCCTACTTAGTAATTGTCTTTCGACTTGGTTACCAAGTACATTTTGTAGTCTATCTAATAGTGGTTTAGGTAATTCAGATTCATCAGTTAAATTTTTCCAATATCTATATTTAAAACCAACAGTTATTTCCATAGCTGATGTAGCAGCTGAGCCAGAGAGAGTTTGTTCTGAAAGAGATTCAGGGAAAGCCTCAACTAACTCAACACCATATCTTCTATTGTTTTGTTGGTCTAATGTGTAGATTCTTACATTACCCACATAATCATCATAATAACCCATTGCAAATGTTTGTGGATTAAATGCTATTCTTTGCCATGTTTCGAAAAATTTCTTTTCTCTCATGTCATTGTGACAATAAAGAGTTGCACTAACATCACCAAATGTATATCCTTGTACTAAGTTTCTAGCAGGACCGTATATTGTGTCATCAGCAACTGTTGTTAAAGCACGAGCGGGTAGTGCTATGGTGTGACATTGATATGCAACATCTTTTGTAATACCACCACCTATATCTTCAAACAATATTTGTGAAAATAAATTTTGTGATGCACCTGGGCCACCCGTACCTCTACTACCTGATGGTACTCCAAATCTTACTTCATATCTTGAAGGTAATGCAATACCATCATCATCTCTCATTGGTGCAAGTAATTCATTTAATACTGAGGCAGAACCTGCCTCTATTAAACTTCCAAAATTTAATGCCATTATACCATCCCTCTTGATTTTGCAAATATGTGACTGTCAGATTGTTTCTTAAATCTCTGTATAGGTAATAGTGTTGCAATCATAAATTCATCTGCTTCTACTTTTCTAAACTTAGACCTAACATGCCCTGCAAGATATCTTTTTAGACAGGGTTTAATTAAGTTTACATTTTTTAACTTACTATAATCTACTCTTAATTTTGTAGATTCATCAAACTTGTTATTATTACTATAATCTACTAATCTATCTAATAATTTAATTCTCATAGGCATTGATAGATAGTGTAAATTAATCCCTAAGAAGCCATTGTTATATTTTTCAATTGGTAACACTAAAGGAAAAGTATCGTAATACGGTAGTTTTTCCTTTCCTTTAGGGTCATATACAAACATATTTAGTATACCAAAGGTAGGTACCGATGTTCTTTTTCCATCACGAATCAAATCCATAGACTTTGGTGCTCCAAACTCCTTGATTTTATCACGAAACCATTGGGTTGATTTAGGTCTGCCACCTGCAGCATCTAAGACACTTTGAATGTATTTACTTTTTGCCATACATGTATTTATAAGGATTGTATAGAATCATACAAGAAA